CGTTCGGTGATCCAATGCCTCTGCATACAGGGGATGCTGGTAAAGTAATATCCATGTTCAACCCTTTTAAATTCAGTGTTTCTAAAATGAAAGTTGATGACTATATCACTGAAGATAAAGAATTAGGAACTCGTAGGTTTAATAAGGAAAAGTTTAAAAATATTACCTTAAATAAAAAGAGTAAAAATTATAGCGAAGAGGAAGTACGAAACGCAGCACACGCTGTTATAATAGAACTAGATGGTGAATATAACTTTAATAACGGAACCACTATAAAAGACGGAGTAGATTTACAGGAGATAGTGCACGATGAAACTAGAGTTGATGCTTTTAGTAGATGGCAGCAGATATATCAAAACATCAAAGACCCCTCTACAGGGCTTACTATTAAAGAAGCAATCGTAGCAAAGGCTAAAACACCTGAGTTCCTTGATGCGTTTAGTGTTGATCCTAATAGAAAATCAAAAGAATACAAAGAGACAGACGAACGCTTGCAGAAAATAACTGATATTTTCGAAAAATATAGAAGTAAGGCTTACGAACAGTTGGAAGTTGAATATCCAGTATTAAGAGAACATAAAGAAGAAACGAAATATAGAAATAGACTGAAAAGATATGGATTACCGGATACGCCTGAAGAACGTAAAATATATAAAGAAAAAGTTCTAGGTAGGATTTATTCAGAAATGCCCGCCGAAGAGTACAAGAAAACTCAGCCAGACACTAGGTTGAAAGAATTGTTAAAGAAAACACCTTATATGCCAGTTACGTTAGACTAAGGACTTGCTCTTCTCACTCAATAATTAATAATATACACTTAACATCATGGCTATCACCTACGTAGATTATACAGCAACAGGCGGACAGACCGACTTTGACTTTACTTTCCCGTACCTTGAAGACGAACACGTTAAGGTAGAAATCAACGGTGCAGACACAACTGACTTTACAATCGTTGCCTCACCATCCACCAAGGTAGTACTAGACAGCGGTGCTACAGCTGGAGATAAGGTGCGTGTCAGAAGACGCAGTGCTCCCAACCAGAACCTCGTGGACTTTGTTAACGGGTCTGTACTTACAGAGTCAGAACTTGATTTAGCTTATCGTCACAACCGTTACTTATCGGAAGAGATTGCAGAGCTGAACGATCAATCCTTACAAAAAGAAGCAGGTGGTACAGAGTGGGACGCTTTAGGTCTTCGCATACAAAACGTTGGTACAGCGACAGATACAACAGATGCAGTAACGAAGCTATACGTAGATAACAAAGTTGCTCAGGTATCCAGCGGTGCTACTCAACCTCCACTCAAGTGGGTATTCTCTGCCATATCTGGAACGAATAATACATACACTGTTACAGGAGCAGAGGTTCTTGGAGACACAGCTTACGAGGTAAGTATTGACGGTCTGATTAAAGAACCCACTGTTGAGTACACTGTAGACCCAGACACTGATACACTTACTATTATCCCGAACATGACGGGGGGTGAAGACATCGTTGTTATTCAGCGTGGGTTTGGAGTGGCAGTTACAGGTACAGTAGGTACGAACTCTTTAGTAGATGGCAGTGTTACGACTCCTAAGTTAGCAGCAGGTGCTGTTACATCTAATAAGATAAGCACGACAGATACTAACTTCAATGTACAATCAGACGGTAAAGTAGGTATCGGCACTGCTACGCCCGATCAATCACTATCGGTTAATGGTGCTATAGAGTCTATAAAAGATAGAATTTCAGGAACCCCAGAAGGAGGGCAGATAATTCTTAGAAGCCAAGAAGCTGACGGTTACAGATGGAACATAGATAATTATTCTTTTGCTGGAGGAGGAGGAGGAGGTAGTTTATTTAGGTTATGGAAAGCTGACGAACAGGACGGTGCGAATGGTGTCACCTATTTTACAATAGACCCTACTACGGGTTACGTAAACATAGGGTCAGGAGTCGCAGCTACACACGCACTCGATGTAACAGGCGACTTAAACATCACAGGGGACTACAAAGTAAACGGTACGAACTTACAGACTGTACCAACTGGAACGGTGTCTGCTTTTGCAGGTAGTGCTGCTCCTACGGGTTATTTATTGTGTGATGGATCGGCTGTTAATACATACGCTAGAGCTGATTTACACGCTGTCATTAGTGGTACTTATGGAGGTACTGATTACGTAGCTGGTGTGACCGACCAACCCGGAGTTACTACTACATTCAATCTACCTAACCTTAAAGGTTATGTCATTGCAGGTGCTCATGGTACATTACTACCAAATAACTCTGTAGGAAAAACAGGTGGTAGTGGAACACACACGCTTACATCAGCACAATCAGGTATGCCCAGCCATAATGTATCAGTAGCTATTCCAGCGGGAGGTTCATATGATGGAGGTTACCCCTCTCGACTTACGGAATCTCCTACTAATAATGGAAATTTAATAGTCACAGCAAGTGTTTCTGGAGTACCAGCAACCGCCGCACACAACAATGTTCAGCCCACTTTATTGATGAACTACATTATTAAGTATTAAGCGATGATCGAATCTATCTCTGGCTTTCTTAACACCGCTTTAGTCGTCGCTCTTGGCGTGATCGGGTGGATTATCAAACGTGTTATCGAACGTCTTGATCTCGGTGAGAAAAGAATGACTAAGATAGAGGTGGAGTTAGCTGCACAACGGGAAAGAGATAGAGCTGTTGAAGCACGGATCGCAAAGGTAGAAGAAGCACTTAAAGAAGTTCACAATAAATTAGATCGTATGATGGAGGTATTAGTACAGAGATGAAACAAGGATTATACGCAAACATTAATAGAAGAAAGAAACTCGGCATCAGTCGTAGTAAAAAGAAGTCAACGATTACACCAAAGGCTTACGCTAATATGAAGCGTGGGTTTAAGAAGAAGTAGTAATGCCGTACTCACAATACAGCTTAAAACAAAAACGCTTAGCTGCTGTTGCTGGCGATAAAAAGAAGATAACACAAGCGGACATCATAGCGTTGAAACGTCGTGGTGTTACTCTGAAGGGCCGTGGCAAAAAAGCGTAAAGGCGTATCACTGTCGATAGGCAGAGGTGAGAAAAGCAAGAAGGGCGGACTCACTGCAAAGGGAAGAGCTAAGTATAACAGAGCTACAGGTTCTAAACTCAAAGCTCCTCAGCCCGGCGGTGGCCCACGTAAGCGTTCCTTCTGTGCTAGGATGTCTGGTGTGAAAGGACCGATGAAAGATAGTAAAGGTCGTCCTACTCGTAAGGCTTTAGCTTTGCGTAGGTGGAAGTGCTAACATGGCTAGACCGTACAGAAGACCTCGTGTTGTTAGACCGAGTCCATTAATCGCTCAATACAATACACTTGGTGCGGTGGCTTCGGGAAGTGCGACGGAAGCGGTAACTACGGCAACGGCTGCTAAAGCAGTGACAGATTCCATTTTAGCTGACCCTGACATCATTGGATTAAGTGGTGGTGACGCACCGTTGAGTGACCCACAGATTGACGCTTTAGGAGCAACTGCTAGTGATAACTTAGATGTTTACGAAGGAGGAGGAGCATAACAAATGGCTACATTTAGTAAAAGAATACAACTTAGAAGGGATACCCCCAGCAACTGGGCGTCCACCAACCCTGTACTTTTAGAAGGGGAAATAGGTCTTGAATTGGATAGCAGTCGTAACAGGATGAAGATCGGAAACGGGACGGATGCTTGGAATGATTTGCCGTACTTCTTAGACGCACACGAGGAGGAAGTTGGTGATTATCAAGACTTTTTAGATGGATTAAATACACCGTAGAGATAGATGAGTACATTATTTGCACAGTTAGGAGCCAAGGTAAAGACCCAGCTTGATACTAAATTAAGCACGTCAGGAGGTACGATCACCGGGAACTTAGTTCTTGGCGGTACACTTCAAGTAGCTTCTTACAGTACATCCAACTTACCAGCAGCTGGTACAAGCGGGACTGTTATATTCGTCAGTGATGGTGATAACGGAAGTCCTTGTATGGCAATAGATAACGGAACTGATTGGTTAATTAGTAGTCTTGGAGACGCTATCGGAAACTTTCTTACGTCTGAAGCTGGGGATACTTTAACGACTGAGCTAGGCGAAGCATTGTTATTTGAGCCTCAGCCTTGACAGTTATTAGCTGTCCTTATACTCTTTCTAAACACAACTAACCCACAACAAAGGATTATATATTATGTCTAGTTTGCTTACCCAATTGGGTCAAAAAACAAAAGTAGAGCTTGATAAGAAG